GTAGGTTCGGGGCAAGAAGTGACCGCCGAAGACTGGAGAGTAGCTAATAGAGTAATAATGGAGCTCAAAGTCCTTATAGGACAATATGAAGTAGCCTCAGAAGCTGTCAGGGAAGCAAATGCAGTACCAACATCCAGATAATGAGTTCCTATCTAAACTAGACGCAGCTCCGGCCTATACCTCACCGCACGGCACGGACGAAGATATTAGAGAGAAATTAAAACCACTATCTACTACTAAATGGAGACTAGAAGGTAACATCTTAAAGTGCAAGACTGATATGGGGGAATTGGTACAGAGGATACCCACCAATCAAATACTAGTTGGCATTGACAAGAACAACTTGCCAGTTTTTAAAACAATAGAAGTATAGTATAATCTAATTAACGGGCCTACCGCCGTATTACGTGGTATGAAATAAAAAAGCGCCTCCCGGCTTACGAGGGAAGAAAGAGGAAGTATGCAAGAAGAACCTACTAATACTAATGAAGTAGAGGAGGTTGTAGCAGACGAACCTCAAGAGATTGCGGAACCTACAGTAGATGAAAGTCCTGTAGAGGAAGTAGAAGAAGCGAGTAACGAGGAAAACACTTCAGAGGAACAACCTCAAGAAGAGGCTCCACAGGAAGAAGTCGCAAAAGAAGACCCTGTACAGCCATCAAGACGAGAAACTCTAAGAGTTCAGAACCTACTGAAGAAATACGGGCCACCTCAAGAGAAACAAGCACCTTCACAAAATAAAAAGGACGCACTAGACTATAACACTCTAGATGCGTCGCCAGACGTTATCGAACAACTGGAACAAGACAGACAAGCATACAGTGACAGAGCATATACACAAGGTATACAGCAAAGCGAGCTTAGAGAATGGAAACGGGACCTCAAGTATGAAGCCCCAGCAGTAGAGAAAGCTTATAGCTTCCTCAACCCAAACGACAAAGCAAACTTTAATCACGCTGCTGCCGATGCCATGAATCAAAAGTATTTGAGATTTATAGGCTACAATCCTGGCGACCCTTCAAGGGGAATACAGGAAAGCGTACAACACTCTGACGTAAGCTATAAAGAGTTTGTCGACAGTGAAATGGAGTTCGTAGATGAACTAGCTAATCGAAAGATAGCAGCATCTAAAAAGAATATAGCCAAGCAAGCAGCCTCAACAGGCATCCGCCCAGATGGTAATTCTCCAAAGCGAATGAACCTAAACAAAGACCCTTCTGAGATGACCCTAGAGGAGTTATACGCAGCAAGCGGTCTTACACGACACAAGTAAAAAACAATAAACAAGAAAGAAAACCAAAATGCCAAACCCAACACTGGGTACTAATGTAACAGCACCAATTGCTAAGACATCACAGTACATCCCAGAAATCTGGACAAAAGAAATCCAACAGCCTTTTGACATGAGCCTACAAGCAGCTAACCTAGTACAAGACCGAAGCGGTCTAGTAAAAGGTGGTGGTGATACAGTAAACATCCCATTCACAGCTACAGTTTCAGCTCGTGCAAAAGCAGCATCTACAGACATCACTTATGATTCACCTGAAGGCGCTCCAATAACTCTATCTATCGACAAGCACTACTACGTTGGTGTTCTTATCGAAGATATCGCTAAAGTACAAGCAAGCTACGACCTAAAATCAGCTTTCCAAAGCAGAATGGCCTACGCTCTTGCTGTACAAATCGATACAGACCTATTAGCACTTTACGCATCTGCTGGTTCAACAGTAGCTGGTGGTGCAGACGTTGATGACGCTGACATCCTAGATGTAGTAGAAGACTTCGACAACTCTAACACTCCTCTTACAGAGAGACGTGGTGTTATCGGTACTGGAACTAAAGGTGACTTGCTTTCAGTAAACAAGTACACAGCTTACGACCAGACTGGTAAAACTGGTAAAGCAGTAGACGGTACTAACGGTCTTATTGCTTCTGTATACGACATGGACTTACACATGTCACAGAACGTACCTGTTTCAACAACAGGACGAAACTTGTTCTTCCACAAATCAGCTATCAATGTTGCTAAGCAACAGGCTCCTAAGTTCGAAATGGAATATTCTGTTGACAGCCTAGGTTGGAAAACAGCACTACACACTATATACGGTGTTGGTGTAGAACGTGCTGCTTCAATCATCGAAGTAACTCGTACAACTTCTGCGTAATCCTAGATTACAAAGTAACATTAAGCCCTAGAATTATCTGGGGCTTTTTGCTATTATGGGCGTGAGGAGAAACAAATTATGCTTAAAACGAGAATACTCACAGATAGTGAGCCTTTAGACAGTATCCAAGAAGGAGCTGAAACATTATATAAAGCAGTTAGCGTGACTATGGGGCCAAGAGGCAACAACGTCATCTTTCGTAAGAATGGAAAGAAGGTTGGTGTTACCCATGATGGTGTTACTGTCGCTAAAATGGTTAAACTCAACGATGGAGCAGAAGACGTAGGAGCAGACCTATTAAGGGAAGCAGCTATGAAGATGGACGCTACTACTGGAGATGGTACAACTACTGTAACCGTACTGGCATATAACATCTTAAAAGAAGCTATTGACGAAATAGAATCAGGTGCAAGCCCAATGAAGCTCCGCCTAGCAATAGAAGCCCTAGAGCCTCAGATACTAGACGAAATTAACAAGTATACTGATAAGAATGTAACCAAAGAGAAACTACTACAGATTGCTACTGTAGCTGCTGGCTCCGAAGATATAGGTAATACTGTAGGAGAAGTAGTATTTGATGCTGGCTCAGAGACACCTATAATGCTAGGGTTTAGTGAAGGAACCAAGACTTATTCAGAAGTAGTTAAGGGATTCAAGATATCCTCCGGCCCAGCTAGTCCATACCTAATGGAAGGGCACGGACTAAGACAAACTATAGAGAACCCATATATTATGGTAGTAGATGCAAGTATCAGGGATAAAGAAGACATTTTGCCAATACTAAGCATCCTAGCACAAGTACCACAGGAAGACCGTAAAGCACTACTAGTATGTTCAGATATATCTGGAGATGCACTATCGCTACTAGTCGTGAACAACCTTAAAGGGTTTGCAGAGATAGCAGTAGCTAGAGTACCCGGTAATGTAGAGCGCAAAGCAGAATACCTACTAGATGTAGCAGTATCTTCCGGCGCCAACGTAATGTCTAGAAACACAGGACACTCCCTACTAACACCAGAGATTGAGAGCTTCGGTAGGTCTAAGAAGGTGATAATAGAACCAGTAAGCACCCTTATAGTAGAGGGTGAACCAGACCCAGAAGTGCTAAAGAACCACACTGAAGATTTAAAAGACTTCGAGGAATCCGCCAAAAGTAAAGCAGCACGTGAGTTTGCCAGTAGTAGACTCAAGACACTAGAGCAGAGAGTCATAAGCGTGTTTGTAGGCGGTCAGAGCGAGACAGATGCAGAAGAACGTCACTATCGCTTCGAAGACGCCATAGGAGCATCACAGGCAGCTCTAAGAGGCGGTGTAGTACCTGGAGGGGGAACACTATTCTATTCAATCTCAGAGAAACTAGGAGACAGTATTGAAGCTAATATACTATCACGTGCCCTTAAAGCACCACTAGAGAAGGTGTTGGAGAATGCTGGAATACCACTTGCATTTGAACCAGCAGCAATAAAACCAGGTATAGGTGTAAATGTTATGCGCCCAGAGAAGGGTATAACAGACCTAAACGAAGAGGGGATATTAGACCCAGCCCAATCTGAAATAGAATGTATTAAAACGGCCATCACCATAGCAGGACTACTAATGACCTCTGGGGCGATGATAATTGACGAAGGAGAAGATGATGCACAGGCTTAATAAAGGAATAGTACTAATAAAGCTAGACGAAGATAAAGACCAGAATGAGGACGGCATCTACATACAGGAAGAGTGGAAGACTAAAGAGCCTACCGGAGAGATACTGGGAGTGGGTGAAGATGTAGATTTTGGACAAGTAGGAGACAGAGTGTTCATCAACAGGTTTGCATCCATACCAACGCCACACGGAGACAACATCCGCCTAATCAAAAAAGACGATATATTTGAGATACTATAATGAGAGCTAAAGCCGATTTAGACCCATTCTATCAAGACAGAAGTGAATTACGTGAAGGCTATAAGGCTAAAGAGCAGCGTAAGGCCACTAGAGCATCCGTAAAAGACTACTCCTTAAAACACAACGTCACCTTGGAGTGGGATATGAACGATGATACAATTAGAAATAGGATATTTAAATTAAAAATTGACGATTACGAAGTCACCCTAAGCTGGGAAGAAATGCTTCGTACTGGTAGATGGATATAAAAATGGCACAAAAACCAAAAATAGATTACACAAAACTCACTCCTGAACAGAGGAAAGAGCTCAGAGAAGATAAGAACGCCCAGAAGCAACTACAGTACTTATCTGATATAGCAGATATGACTCAAGAAGTTATAGGGCAGTTAGACGATAGAAACAGTGATGAAGGCATCGATAACCTCGGTGTATTATTAGTAGACATAAAAGAGAGCCTAACGAAGCTTAACAGCAAAGACGCTCCAAAGATACCAGACTACGCAAAGCCTGTAGTAGCATCTGTTACTAGCCTAGAAAAGAAGCTATCAGCAGCTATTAAAGGTATAGACGTAAAGCCCAGTGTAAATGTAGAAGCGCCAAAAGTAGAACTAGGTGACACTGTAGTAGACCTTAAAGGTGTAGAGGAAGTACTTAGAAAAGAACTACCTAAAGCCTTTAATGAAGCTATCCTCATGTCGCCACAACCACCCACGATAGACTTTACTCCGTTATTGATGAAGATGGATGAGCAGATGCAAATACTTCAAAGTATAGACACGGCTTCTAGGCTAATTCCTCAAGCACCTGTACGAGTCCAAGCTACAAACCCAGACGGTAGTAATATCGTGGATGCAGGTAAGCTTGTTACAGAAAAGTATGATTACGTCGATGTACAGCAAACATCATCTACAGTTGAGACTTATGTTTACAAAGAAGGCGGCTCTGGCGGGCTATTAGTAGCAACCGTTACGATGAACTATACTGATTCTTCAAAATCCGAAATAGATACGATGACTAAGGTGTAGTATATTTACATCTTTTATTATGATAAAATGTAATAGTAATACATAAACAACAAAAAGAGAAAGGAAATAAATAATGTCATATGTAGCAGCAGACTGGTCAATTGATAGGGCGACTGGTAATATACGTTATATTGGTGGCGACCATGGTGCAGCACCGACTTACGCAACAGTTATTGAGTTCCACCGTGAACTTCAAGACTACGCTGACGACGCAGTATCTTCAGGCGATGACGAAATGGACATCACTGACGACACTCCATCCGCACGTTCAACTGATAACATTATTACGTTAATTAACGGATATAATATCGATGACACAGCAGCAGAACACCTATACGACGGTTCTGTAACACAGGCAGGTGGCGACACTATCTACGCAGGATTCGTAAACTTCGGTAACGCATCCCAAATACAAATTATCCAGAACGGTGCAGTATTGGCAGACGACTGGTGGAATAGCAACGGTGGACTAAACTCTACTTCTGGTATCTCGCACAGATTCATGCTTAAAACCCGTGACGCTGGAACAGATATAGACAACAAGCAGATTACTGCTACTTCAAGAGTATTCGGACAGACTTACTCAGAGTTTTCAGTCACAAGTGCTGGCGAAGGAAACAACGTCCTTGCCCTATCTGAATCAGCAGACCTAAACAACACTACTATAGAGGGAACAGTATCAGGCTGGACATCTATCACTAACACAGAAGGCTACCGAGCTTTGGATGTGGATAACGATACTACAGACGAGTACTACTACTCTGAGTGGAACAAAGATACATACACAATCAACCAATTCTACGAAAGAATGAAGTGGCTACAGCGTGATGGTTCAGCATCAACCCTATACGGACTGAACGGTGAACTATTCCGAGGTATTACTCACGAAATCACAGTAGATGGTCCATCGGGAACATTCTCAGCAGTAGAAGCAGTCTCATGGACTGGCGGAACTGGACAGATGTTGGCAATTAACTCAACAACAGCTCCAACTAAGATGTGGATACAACTATTAACAGGTGTAGCACCTACTGACGGTCAAACTATTACAGGTGGAACATCATCTGCAACAGCCGACGTAAACGTAACGATTACATCTCGCTCACTAAGCTTCCCATTCATTGGTGCATCAACCGGTTCAGCACTTATTGGCGCTTATGGTGTAGGACTTGAACCTACAGACCTAGCAGCTACCGACAAAGTATTCGACCTAGACAATACACAGGTTACACCGCCTAACTACGTCACCTTTACAGTGGGTGGATTAGTTTCAAGTGAAGACTACGTTGTTGTCTACCCAGAAGACGGCGGAGCAATCGATACAGACCAGCTATCACTAAACACAGCTCTAACTACAGACAATATTACGTCAGTAGTAGTAACAGCTAGTATTCCATCAGACACACCATCTGTAGGTTACATCCGTGTAGTTGACGACGCTGGTAGGGCTAGACGACTTAGTTATAGCTCATGGACAGGTTCTACATTTACTATTGATGAATCAGGTTCAGGAGAAGAAGATTTCTCCGGTGACGAAGCAGCATCAAGCAACGATGTGTACATTGCATACATCGACAAGCTTGCAGCTTCAGCTACCGAGAGCTTCACATCAGTTTACAACGCAGATAGAGACCTCTTTATCCGTGTCAGAGACGGTGGCGGCTCACCAATTAAGACCTTTGAGACTACAGGTACTCTAGGTTCAGGCGGTGGTTCAACTACAGCTATTAGAACTAGCGACGCCTAAAAATAAGGGCTGGCTCAATAAAGGGTCGGTCCTTTCAAGAAAATTAAAGGAACACGCTAATGTCATTTACTATACCTACAGCAGTTCACCTCATGCAGACCGACTGGGACGCAGACGCTCGTGCCAGAGGTGCTTTTGCTGGTACGTTGGAGGCACAGCCAGCTACTCGTAACACAAAGACGCAAGGAAGTCTTCCCTTATCGGGGTCTTCTGCAACAGCGTTTGTTAATACCCAATCCTCTAGTGCAACAGGACCTCTAAGGGGTGTATATTGGGAGTTCTTGGCTAGTGGTGGTTATGACGTGTCTACCGACACTAGGGTTATGATTTTTACAAGTCAATTTAACGCTCCTAACCGTATCCAAATTGCCACTAAAGCTAACAATGGTTTTGTTGTACGATTGGGGTCAGGTAGCGGTGGCCCCCCTACTAACTATAAAACATGGCAGGTAGGGGGCAATGACACTGCACTAGGCAAGGCTCGTGAGGCACCCAAGATGTTTGTTATTGACCTAAATGATGACAGCGAAGATGCTGAAGTAGGTACGTTTGATAATACCGATGTGCAAGTTTTTGGTCAAGGCACTGTTAGATTCGATATAGCAGGTAGTTCTACAACACAAGTCTTCTTACAAAGAGTTTTTGTATTTGAAACAACTAAAAATGCTACTAATATTCCTAGATTCACTGGAGCAGGTAGTGATTGGGATGATATTATAACTGCCAGAGGTAGTGGATATACAGGTCTTACCACCTACGAGTGGGTAAACAGGGAGGGCTCTGTATTTTCGTTGGCAACACCTATCGAGTTTGGTGATAATTCAACCGCTACAACATTTAACGACAACGGTGTATCTGTTTTTTGGTCTAATCATAATGACCCTGCTGACCCAAGAGTAAGAGTAACGAGTGACGCCTTTAGGGTGTATATGAACCTTAGAGATAATGCTGCAGATACAGCCACATTTAGTGGGTATTATGACTGTGGTAACAGCTACCCTGCCTGGGATTTTGACCAAGATGACGCTGCTGTGGTTACTTTTTCAGGTGTTACTTTCAAGCGTACAGGCGAGTTTAAGGTAGGCTCTAGTATTACCGGCAATGCAGTCTTTGATGATTGCGGTGTTGTAAGTTATCAAGATAATGGTGTTGACTTAGACGGCAGTATTTTTAGAAATCCACACGGCACACATTTAGTGAGGTTATCAGCATGAGTTTTGCACTACCATCAGCCAACAATGCACACACGGCTGACCCCGACTTAAATACTAGGCTTCTTACACTTATCAACAGCCCAACAACCGTTTCGCCAAAATCCGCAGGTAACCTACCTATCACTAACACGGCAGGGCAGTGGAATAATAATACTAACAGTTCTACCAAAGGTATAGGGTATGAGTTTCAAGCGTCCCAAGTAGGGTGGGATGTGTCCACTGATACTAAGGTTGTATTGTGGCACAGTCAGTTCAACGCTCCAAACAGGATTCAGGTAGGTCCTGTGGCTAGTGGTGGTGCTAGGTGTAGAATCTACTCAGGGTCAGGGTCGATGCCTACGGATTACAAAGAGTACCATCTTGGTGGTAACGATACGTTCTTTGCAGAATGTTGTAAGGGTCAAGTTAGTTTTGTAATTGATTTGAATGATACGACTAATGATGCCTCCTCTGGGACTTTCGACAATACAGATGTCACAAGTTATGCTTATTTAACTTTTAGAGCGAATATGGCAGGAAGTAGTACCAACTGGAATTATATGGGCACTATGTATGTATGTGATACAACTAAGTCCTCATCTAACACGCCCACTTTTTCTGGTAGTGGTGCTAAAGCACAAGATGCAGTAGATTTAATTCAAGGAAGTGATTACACAGATAAACAGGGTAATTGGGTTAGGCAAATTGGGGACGTAATTTTTATTGATATGCCGTTTAGAATAGGCAATAATTCAAGCATTACTACCTTTGATGATGAGGGGAAAACTCTTATTAGCCCAATCAATAATGACAGTACAGACCCTAGAGTTCGTGTTACAACACAAGCTTTTAGGGTGTATATGAACCTTAGAGATAATGCTGCAGATACGGCTACATTTAGTGGCACATACATTTGGGGCACAAGAGCACCTTGGGACTTTGACCAAGACGATAGTGCAGTAGTAACTTTTAATAACCCAACTTTTAAGGGTATGGGTGAGTTCACAGTAGGCTCATCAATTACAGGCCCCGCTACCTTTGATGACGTAGATACTGTTATAATGGCAGATACAGGAGTAGACTTAGATGGCTCCACTTTTACCAACCAAAATAATAATCACGCCCTACAGTTAGGAGGAGCAATGACAATAACGGACATGACTTTTAGCGGATATACAGCCGAACATGCAATAGAAATAAATACAGCAGGTACATATACTTTTAACAATATTGTGTTTGACCAGTCTGGCACGAATGACGTGGAGAATACGTCTGGTGGTGCTGTAACAATCAATGTAGCTAACGGAGGTACTGTACCAACCATCACTAATACTGGGGTAGGTTCAACTACAACTGTCAATAACAACGTAACAGTTAGTGTTACGGTTACTGATACAGACAATGTTGCGATTCAAAACGCAAGAGTCGAAGTAGTAGCGACAGAAACAGTTGGAACAATTACCACTGGGGATGTAATTCTTACTGGTTTAACCAACGCTTCAGGGCTAATAGAGACTACTTCTTTTAACTATGAAGCGGCCTTTAACCCTTCAGGGTTAGATATTAGTATAAAAGCACGACAAGGCACTATAGCGCCGTACAAGAAACCCTCTAAAACAGTTGGAACAATTACGGCAGCAGGATATACTACAAATATAAGTTTAATATCGGATGAATAATATGAGCAAACAAAATATGACACCTAACGAAAAAGCAGAAACTGACAGAATTGTCACTAAGAAGAACGTGCAAGCGCTCACACTAAGCAACAAAGAGCTACAAAAAATGTTATTTGAAATGAAAGCTCACCAACAGAAGAACGACGCAATAATTTCTAATCTAACACAAACCATCTCTCAGACGCATCAAGAAATTGCTGCTCTTAGAGGAATGGCACTAATACAGGGACTAGGGAAGGGGCCTACGGAACAATGACAATAAACTGGGGTACTAAAGTTATAACTATATATGTTGCTGACTCTTTTATGAGCCTTGTATCGTCTGGCCCACCTGCTGAATATGACTTAGATATAGATGCTTTTAGGCTTGAATTAAAAAGTAAAGAGGATGATGTTGACGGCATTGCATTTTCTGATACCCACAGACACACGACAGAAACAGTCTTGTCGGGGGTAACTTACGCAAGATTTGTAGAGATTATAAATGGCTACACAGTTTCTTTTGAGGTTACTGGCTCAGACTATATAGTCAGCTGCTCTGGGGCTAATCACAACCTAGCAGATGTTCTTAACGGTACGAATGTCAACCTTATTGTGAACAACTCAGCTGGTCTTATTGTATCTGGTGGTGGAAGCGGTGGCACAACCTCAATGAGCAAGTTGATAGCCTCTAATTTAATTGCATGATATAATTAAAGAAGATAATTATACAAATATATAAACACACAAAGGAAACAAAAAGCATGGGATTTTCACTACCAGGAGGATTCAGTCCAGTACAGGCCGTCAAACAAGCAGCAGCAGTTACAAACCCTATAGGCATAGCAACAAACCTACTGACAGGAACTGAACCGATACATAACTATGATGTATTCAGTGAATATGGTAGTCAGGCGCCAAATAGAGCACCACAAGTACAGGGAGCAAGCGTAGAGGGTGCTATGTACTACGATTCAAATACAGGCACTTTTAGGGGTGTAGGCGGAAGTGAAATACCTAACGCTGTAGGCGGAAGCCAAACAACCAATCAACAGAGACAATATAATCAACAAGCATCAGCACAAGCACAGGCACAAGCACAGCAACGAGCAGAAGCAGCAGCTAGACGCCAAGCTCAGATAGATAACAATGCAGCACTATTCCGTAATATAGGAGATACATCTAGAAGCTCTGGACAAGAAGGTGCACGTTCTCAAGCCCTAGGTGTAACACAATACCTACGTGGAGCAGGACTGTCACAAGGTAAACTAGACGACCAAGCAGCACGAAACGAATTAGCTCGTATGCGTGGATTCTCCGGTATACAGGACTTCGTAGGAACTGGTATTAAATCTACAGGTGCACAGTTAGCACAACGTAACGCTGGCGACTCAAGTGCTGCAGGTGCAATAGCACAGGCCTACGGACAACTAGGCACTCAACAGGCATCAGACCTAGGTAATGAAGCAGCACTAGCAGCAGAACAGATACAAGGACAACAGGAAGAACTAGACGTACAGAACCTTAACTTTAAAGAGAAGTTTGAATTAGAGAAGCAGAATTACATCTCTGACGTTGTTAATCAGGCTAGAGACAAAATTAGTGCTCTAAACGCACAGATATCTAACGCAGACCTACCCGGACAAATAGCACTAGAGCAAGAAGTGGCTAAGATTAAAGCAGAAGCAACAGGCCTACTATCAGCACACGACCAAAGACTAAGAACAGGATTAGCTGGCATTAAGGGTTCATCACGTGGCGAAAGAATCGCAGAAGCAGGAAGACTACGAGATGTAGGAACAGACCTAGGAGAAGACGCATTTGACTTCACTACAACAGCTCCAGGTGGCTTCCAGGGACAAGCTCCAGCTGGCGGAAATCTACCTATATACACGAACCAATCACAAAGACGTAGAAGACAAGTATAAGGAGCCCCAGTATGGGATTATCTTTAAGAAACATCGGAAGCAGAGTCTGGGACCAGGTCAATCCATTTGACGCTGGTCTTAGTGCAACAACACGCCAAGTAGACCCTAACAGGGCTAAAATGGGTGTTGTAAAGCAAGCTAGAGATATATTTGACGCCAACTCACAAGAAGACCAACGCAAGAGAGTTCAGTCGGGGATGCCTAGGTATTACAAAGACGAGCAGCGCCTAACACGTAGAGACAACGTACAATCAGTAGCAGAGAACCCATTTCAAAGAATATGGGAGGAAGCAACAGAAGCTCCTAGACGTATAGGTTTAGGTCTATCATCTACCAGTAAAACAGGTGGAGATGTGCAAGATGCACTTCTAGCAGAGCAGCAATACACCCAGGATAACGAGCTTAAAGCAGTACAGAAGATAAAAGACCCTAATACTAGTTATGCGGAAAAAGTACGCTGGTACAACTACCTAGAGAAGACAGGTGCAGTTAATCAACAGAGACAAGCAGATATTAGGCGTGAGCTAGGCATGCTCAAGAATGATGCAGACCCAGTAGCTATGACGGCCGCTATAGGAGAAATGGGACTAGATGTAGCAACACTGGGAGCTGGTGGTCTAGTATTTAAGGGCACCAAACAAGCTATTAAACAGGGAGTTAAACAGGGAGCTAAGATAAGCGCCAAAGAAGCTCGTAAACAGGGTCTAAAAGCAGGTACTAAGTTCGTAGGTAAGAATATAATCAAGCCTACAGCTATAAGTGCAGCAGGTGGTGGACTAGGTGCAGTCACAGCATACGGTTCAGACGCAACCGCACAACAGATAGGACTCGGAGCTGGAGCAGGAGCAGCATTTGGAGCAGCACTACCTCTAGCTGGTCTCAGTCTAGATAAAGGCGTTAGAACCTTTGGAAAAGGGGTTAAAATGGCTGACGATACACTTTCTACGCTCAACAACCCAGCCGCCAAAGCACTACAGGACGACTACGTTGCACTAAATAAGAGATGGCAGACAGCAACGCCTAAGATGCGCAAAAACATAGAGAAGTCTATAAAGCTTAACAGAGAAGAGTTTGCAAGAGTAACTCAAGTAGGTGCTGTAGGTAAAGACGTAAGACCGGATGC